GCCTTTTATAGCATTTGTGAACTTGCCAATACCTTCTTGCATCCATTGCTTCATAAGTTCAATGTGACTGCCGATCTGTCCGAATCCAGACTTCACTAAATCGTTTTTCGTTAATCTGGCAGCTTTTAACTGTTCAAGTGTTGCTTTACCCATCTTAAAATCCGCAAGTAACTTGTCTCTGCTACGAACTTTGTCCTGTGCTTCCTGTGTTTCTAAGACCCGTAACATTTCTTTTTGAACTTTGGCTCTTGGTACCTGTCCCTTTTCAACTTTATCTATTAAATCAAGGGCATGGTCATCCAACTTACCCTGCCAGCGAGCTGTGATCTTAAAATTTGCTTTGGTTTCATCGACTAATTTTTGTAATTTTTTGTCAATGTCTTTGAACGTTTTTGTATCAGCCATATCTACCTATAAAAAAGGGTCCCAAAAGCATTTATGCCCTTGAGACCCGTTGGGATCCATTAGCTATGTGCTAAGTGGGAGTTGGACTCATTGTTTCTAATTTCAATCTCATTTTCTCGTATTTCATTGCAATATCAACAAATGCTTCTCGTTCGAAATCTGCAAGGACATTCGATTCTGAAATGGTAATGCCGTATCGTGCAAGTAAAAATTGTTGATGCATAATTTCTGACATATCCGTTTCAAACAAATTGGTTAGAAAAAAAAATTATCGGCATCTAATGTGAAATCAGATTCCTCTTTACAATGTACACACTTGATTTTTCTTTTCATATCGACTCCGAAATGAAATTGATCGTGCCATTGTGTCAACTTTTCATACATTGGTTGTGGTATATTGTCTGTAAAATAAATTTTGTCAGCCAGCGGTAAATCATCTTGCTCACCTTCTGGTGTAATTATTGATTTTACACTGATCGCTATAATCGACAATAATAATTCTGCTTCTGTTTTAAGACCAAAATCTAAGATTGCCTGTTCGTCTTTGATTTTAACAAAATCCATTCGAACTGATAAATTATCATCCAATTTAACAATCGGATTAATTTTCTTCGGCATCTTAATAATCTTTGAATTGTTTAAATCCTCTGTAATCAAACTTTGAGACTTACATTTAGGACATTTGTATTCAAATTGAAATTCTGATCCCTTCGATACTTTTCTTAATTCAAGAATCAATGCGGGCCTGTCATTCAAAAAAACATCGCCAATGTCAAAATCCTCATTAACAATTGACGATGATATCATTTCGTACATCGCTTCGCTTAGTTCTTTAACTGTCTCTGTTTTAATACTGGTCATGAACTTCTTTAACTGTCCAGCATTAATCGGCTTTATTTTAAGTTTAACTCCGCTTGGTAATTTTACATCAAATTCGTAAATGTTTAAATATTTCCTGAAATCAGGCGTTACATCTTTTTTCACTTCCTTTGGTTCTTTCTTAACCTTTTTAGGATCAACCATTTGAACTTTCGGCATACTTGTACCTCACTTATTGTATTATCGGCTCTCCTCGAGCGTTTCCTTTCGAGGAAAGCCTATTTTTTAATTACCTGTTGGCTGGTCTGTCAATGTATGATAACTGTATCTGAATGTTACATCAAATTGTGTTATTTCAGACGTTGCATAGTCCAGTGTCGCCGGTGCAACTTCCATCGGCCAACAATCATGCAACGTAAATTCAATAACAGCGTCACCGTCATTACCTAATAATTGCAATCTCTGGTCTAACATATATTCATTTAACATTGCGTATTCATTTGTAATCGGATTATGAATCTTGTTTATCCAATTTTCAAAGTTCTGACGGATTCTACCATCGTGATCCGTGTTGAACGTAACAGCCAATGATTGAAATGTATGTTTGCCAGCTATTGGAAAATCAAATCCCTGCCAATTTAACATTATTTCTTCTAACGTTGTTCCCGGCAGAGACGCTGCTCTTACCAGATAAACTGATCTATCATTATTCATATCGCCTATTATTACGTCTGCTGGAAAGCTTGGTAAGAAATAGAACAAATTAGATCGTTGTCCGTCTCTGAAATTTGACTTAAAGCCATCAATTGTAAATCTTACTGGCATTGTGTTCCTCCATTCTCAATTCAAGACGGGCTTTTACACCCGTCTGTTACTATTTATTTATATGCCCGCTGTAGGAGTCGAGCCTGCTGCAACTAATTCAGTAAATGATGCACCAGTTTTTGTTGCTATAAAGTTCAATACGATGAATTCAGCGGCCTTTGTGGGTTTAATATAAAGGTCACACCATAATTCATTACGATCAATTCTTTCAGCCGTGTTGTTTGTACTGTTACAAACAATCAAGTAGTCGTAAATACCACGTCTTGATCGAACATCCCGTAAGAATGGGTCTATCATATTGATCAATTGCAATCTTGTAAAACTATCATTCGGCTCAAACAAGAAATACTTGACAGCCGTACTGATTGCTTTTTCAAGAATAATGAACAATCGTCTTACATTAACTCTGTTAAATGCACTACTCTTGTCCAACATTGTTTTCTGGCCCCAAACAACCTTGCCCTGTCCAGCAAAACTTACAATCGGGTTAATACCGTTCTTATAAGAAATGTCTCGGTTGGCTTGATTTGGGTTATAAGCCAGTTTTCTAATATTTGTAATAACTGCACGATTCAAACCGGCAGGTGCGAACCATGGGTCACTTACATCGTCTGTTTTAGCGTAAATACCGGCCATGTGTCCAGATGACGGTATCCAACGATATCGAGCGTTCCATTTGTCATAAATTTCGAACCAATTTCCGTAAAGAGCAGCGTAACTTGTATTTTCATTCAGATTATACGTTGAATGTAAACCAAGTCTAAAATCACGCATGTCCGTTGTTTCGTTGCCTCTGTTGTTTACGACTAACGACTGCGGAACATCAAGTATTGCCATAGAGTCTTTCCGTGCTTCAGCTATTGTGATCAAATCTGATTTTACGTTTGTTGACTTGTCTGCGTCAATAAAGATGTTCACGTCAATTGTTTCTGGGTCTTCATAAAGTGCATGTGCCGCCATGACATCAGCATCTTGAATTCCCGTTCGTGGGTCTGGATATTCTTCGGTATCAACTCCACGATTTGTTCCGCCGGTGAATTGATCGTAATCGCCGGGTGTGAACAATGACATATCAAGATTCTGTGCTATTGATTTCAAATTCATTCTAATATATCTTGAGGTTTGATTTATAATCTTTTCACAGAAAATATTTTGACCCTCATCGTCAAGTTTTCTTTGATTTGTTGAAACCATGAAAACTTCTTTCATTGTAAATGTCGGTGATACAAGGTCGATTTGATCTTGATCAGCAACCTTTACCAAGACAACAAACTCCGTGTTGGTTGTTGAATCAAAAGCAATATCAGCATCGTCAATGTCGTTATATAACTCTTGTGATATTCCGATTGTGTTCGGTGATAAAACGCCGTTTCTGACATTTGAATAAACTGTCTTACCGAACATTCCGATTTTTATAAAATTTCCCCATTTTCCTCTTGATTTAGCAATAAACGCCATATTTGCGGCTTCGTCTTCTCGACCAACGCCGAAAACTGCTGTTTCATCGCCGAATTCGTCTGGGTCTTCACTGTCAAAATCACTTAAAATATAAGCGCCAACTGAACCCGTTGTATATCCGTCTGTGTCACCGCCGGATGCTACGATACTGCCGCCCGGGAATGTGTATTCTGAATATACGCCAGCGAATGATGCACTTGGTGCAAATACCGCTGTAGCATACAGTTTGTTACCATATTTCAAGTAACCCGTTGCGGCTAAAATGTCTTTGTATGAACCAGAAGTCGGCTCTCCGAAAGTGTTAATTAGCTCGTCAATCGTTGTGATAAGTTGTTTCTTTAATTCTGGCCCCTTGAATGGGTCTCTTATTGCAATTACTCCGATACTCGTAGCAACTGCGGGTATTGTTGTCGATAAATCAACTTCGTTGATATCAACTAACGGACTAAGGTATAAAGCCATGTTTTTTCTCTCCTTAAACTATCATTTTCTTGTCTAAAACAAGAAAAGCGTATTGTTCTTTATTTTCCAGATTCCACAATATAAGAATCTCTATTTCTCTATTATATTTATATTAAATTTTATATATTCTCCAAGACTTCAAAATAATCATAAACGAATGTTCCGCCAGATTCCAGTAAAACCTCACCCTCTTTGTATGAGAATGAAACTTCCTGAATATTCGTGGGCCACATGCCGACAAATTTAACCGCTAAAACCTCCTGATTGAAATTGTTTATGACCTTCAAACTGGCATCAATAGCATATTCTTTATGAAACTCTGCCATTTTGTCCTTACCGTTCGAAATGAATGTTATCCAATTATATAAAAGTTTCCAGTTTCTAAATGACGCATCAACATTAAATTGAACATTCATGATTTCAAAGTCTAAAGGTGATCCGTGCATTTTATGCAGCGTGCCCATCCAGTTTGCATCGACTGGATTTATGCTCAATGCGGGCAAAATCACACTATGAATATTTAAAATCAATTCTGTGTTCGCAGCAATCCCTGTTTGAGGTGGTATCAATGGAAAAATCAACTCAAAATTTGTGGGTGTTGCTTTATTTAGTTCTGTGTTACAACCCATTATTTATCCTTTGTTTAATGCGTTAATTGCGTCCCTGATATAGCCCATAACTTTATTTTGTTGTTTCTTATCCATGTTTCCTTTCGCTACCATGGCTGAAACATCCCGCAACTGTTTTTGTATCATGCTGTTGTCGCCTTTGAGCTTTATTTCTTCATTTACCCAATTTACTGTTTGTCTATCAAATCCCATTTTTATCTCCTGTTACTTTGTTACTTGGTTGATCGAGTTGATTGCGTCTCTAATATTACCTAAAATTTTATTTTTTATTTTTTTCTCTGCCGGTAATTTTTTTGATATAAGGCCGGAAATGTCCCGTAATCGGAAAACAATTTCTTTTATGTCTGCTGCCGTATCTTCATTAACATCGCTTTCATTTACCCAATTTACTGTTTGTCTGTCAAATCCCATTTTATCTCCTATAT